CAGAGTGTAGGTGTAACTACTCTTGGTATTGTTGGTGAAACACTTTCGGGTCCAGCTTTCGAGCCGATTTTCATCACAAACTTCGATGAGTTCCAAGCTTATTTCGGTGGTACAAACCCAACAAAATTCGTGAATACTCAGATTCCTAAGTATGAGGCAGCATATATTGCAAAGGCTTATTTACAACAATCAAATCAATTGTTCGTAACAAGAGTACTAGGATTATCAGGGTATGACGCAGGACCTTCGTGGTCTATAAAAACAGTAGGTAACTTAGATAGTTCAGGAACAACGGCAACTTCAGTTTCCCCTGGTTTCACTATTACGTTCTCAGGAACTTCAGGTGATAGTACAACTATTTCAGTAACAGATTATTCCTCATTACCTTCATCAATTGAAGACGTAATCACTTTTCCTTATACAACTTATACGGGTGGTGAGTCAACAATATTAGATGATATGGAAGATTTACTTTATGGTGAAATCGTATCTCCATCATCTTCAGGTTCAACATCATATTTTTGGGGTTCAGTAAGTGCTTCAACATTTAATGATGTTACAGGAGCAACACCAAACTACAGCGCAAACACTAACGTATTAGAAGTTGATAACATTTTATTCGAAAATTGTGATTTAACGGCATCTGAAAACGACCCGTGGTATTATGCATTATTTACTGAAACTAATGATGTTTATAATGGTGTTGGTTTTGGTATGGGTGTAACTGGATTAACAAATACAGGTGGTAATAATTATTCAGGAACTGCAGTTGTATATGTAACAAACTACACAGGTTCACCAATGAGTGAATACCACAATTTAGTAGTTGCAACTTTACGTTCAAGAGGTATTGCAACATATTCAACTGATGACGGTCCTGTTTATGAAGTATCGGGATTAACAGATGTAATTATGGATTGTAGTGGTTCGTATTCTGCGGTAACTAAAAATCCTTTTGAAACATTTGCGATTTCAGGTGTTACTAATGATGGTGATACATTTAATTTTAAAACATCATTTAATGTTTCAAATTCTAATTACATCTCAAAAGTATTTGGTAAATCAAACTTTGCAAAACCACGTACTGATGTTCCATTATTCTTAGAGGAAGAATATTATTCAATGTTAAATATTGGATATAGAAAAGGTATGATTAGAGGTTTAGATTGTGACCTATTATCTTTAGATGGTGCAAGAACAGATATAGACAACACAGGTATAGGATGGTATTTAGATAGATACCAAACTCCTGAAACACCATATGTAGTTTCTGAATTACGAGGAACTAAAGTATATGATATGTTTAAATTTATAACGGTATCTGATGGTAACTCAGCAAATAGAGAAGTAAAAATTTCAATTATCAACATTTCATTTAATAATGGAACTTTTGATATTGTTGTTCGTGATTTCTTTGATACTGACGCAAATCCTGTGGTGTTAGAAAAATTCACTAACTGTACGATGGACCCTAATCAAAATAGTTTTGTCGCTAAGAAGATAGGTACTGCTAATGGTGATTTTGAGTTGAAATCAAGATATATTATGTTGGAAATTAATGAAGATGCACCAATTGATTCATTACCTTGTGGTTTCCGTGGATATTTGACAAGACAATATTCGGGTTCTAAATCACCATTCTTAGAATATAAGACTGAATATTACAGACCAGGTCAGGTTATTTTTAACCCACCTTTCGGTAGTGCATCAGGAAGTGATAATGAAACAAGAGCTGCGGGAGATAAAGTAAGAAAAGTATACTTAGGTGTTTCTAATACAGTAGGTATTGATTCTGACTTCTTCCAATACAAAGGAAAACAAAACCCATTAAACTTAACAACAGATACATCTTCACAACCGTGGGCATACCTAACAAAAGGTTTCCATATGGATTCAGGAGCAACGATTGTTACAATTCCTGCGGATTACACAACATCTGGTCAATCGGCATTTGAAGTTGGTGTTGCAGAGTTTAGAGGAGAACCTCAAGATGAGACTAATCCGTATTACAGACTAAACTCACGTAAGTTTACAATAGCACCTTCAGGTGGTTTTGATGGATGGGACATATATAGAGAATATAGAACTAATGGTGACAGATTTCAATTAGGAGCTGCGGGTTATAGAAATGGTGCAGCACCTTCAATAAACTATCCAAATTCAACAGGGTGGGGAGCGTTTAAACAAATTACAGGACCTGACCAATTAACTTGGGGTAACACTGATTACTACTCATACTTATGGGGTCAATATACGTTCCATAATCCTGAAGCGATTAACATTAATGTATTTACAACACCGGGTATTGATTATGTAAATAACTCAAATCTTGTTGAAGAGGCGATTGATATGGTAGAAACTGATAGAGCAGATTCAATCTACATTTGTACTACACCTGATTACCAAATGTTTACACCTACATTAGGTGATTTTGATACTAACTTTATCTATCCTGAAGAGGCTGTAGATAATTTGGAAGAAACAGGTATTGATTCCAACTATACTGCAACTTATTACCCTTGGATTTTAACAAGAGATACGGTTAATAACACACAGATTTATTTACCACCAACATTAGAAGTTGTGAGAAACTTAGCACTTACTGATAATATTGCGTTCCCTTGGTTCGCATCAGCGGGTTATACTCGTGGTTTGGTAAATTCTGTTAAAGCACGTAAGAAATTAACTCAAGAAGACCGAGATACTCTTTATAAAGGTAGACTTAACCCAATTGCAACATTCTCAGATGTGGGAACAGTAATTTGGGGTAACAAAACTTTACAACTTAGAGAATCTGCACTTGACAGAATTAACGTGAGAAGATTGTTATTACAAGCTCGTAAATTAATTTCAGCGGTAGCTGTAAGATTATTGTTCGAACAGAATGATGAGCAAGTTAGACAAGAGTTCTTAGATTCTGTAAACCCAATCTTAGACGGAATCAGAAGAGACCGTGGTTTGATTGACTTTAGAGTTACAGTTTCTAACACACCTGAAGATTTAGATTCAAACACCCTAACAGGTAAAATTTATCTAAAACCAACGAGAGCACTTGAATTCATTGATATTGAATTCTTAATTACTCCGACAGGTGCATCATTTGAGGATATTTAATAACTCAATATATTTATAATATGGGGACTATTGGTCCCCATAAGCCTTTATTAAACGTTTAAATAAAAATACAAAAATGGAATTCACAAAAAAAACACTTAACGAAGCGTTAGAAATGAAATCTAACGGTAAAAAGTCTTTTTCAGAAAAACCACAAAATATTGTAATTTCTGAATCTCAACTTGAAAGATTAATTGAAAAAATTAAAAACAAAAAATAATGTCGATTAGAAGAATCATTAGAGAATTTTACGAAGAAAAACAACTAATGGAAGGTTTTGACCCTGAAGGTAATCCTGATTTAAAGTATTATGCATTTGATTGGGACGATAATATTGTGACAATGCCGACACAAATTATTCTTTTGACTGAAGATGATGAAGAACTTGGTATGTCTACAGAGGATTTTGCAGATTATCGAGGGTTGATTGGTAAAGAAACTTTTGAATATAAAGGTAAGATGATTGTCGGTTATGCAAATGACCCTTATAGGAATTTTGGAGTAAAAGGGGATAGTGCGTTTATTATTGACTCTATGGTTGCATCTATTGGTCCTTCGTGGGACGATTTTGTGGAATGTATTAATGGTGGTTCAATTTTCGCAATTATAACTGCGAGAGGACATACACCATCGGTTCTTCGTGAAGCAATATATAACTTTATTGTTACTAACCATAATGGTATTAATAAAGATATCTTGATTGAGAATCTTAAAAAATATAGAAATATGACAGGTGATGAAACAAAGGACGCTCAAATTATGATTAATGAGTATTTGGACCTTTGTAAGTATTATCCTGTTTCATACGGTGAAGGGTCAGCATCAAACCCTGAAGAAGGAAAAATTAAAGCTTTAAGAGAGTTTATCGTTTATGTAAAAGAAATGAGTGAGAAACTAGGAAAAAAAGCCTTCCTTAAAAATGATGTTAAAAATAATTTCATACCAATGATTGGGTTCTCTGACGATGACCCAGCAAATGTTGAAAAAATTAAATCATTTTTAGATAAAGAGTATGAAGATAAGCCAGTAAGAACTTATTTAACTAAAGGAGGAGATAAAAAAGAAATTTAATAATTATCTATTTTTTATTATCTTCTAGTGGAACTTATTGAAAAAAAATAAAAAGTAAATAGAAAAACTTTATAGTTGATATTTATTATAAAATAAAAGTAAGAACAAAAAAACCAAAATACTATGGCTGATTTATTAATGAAAATGCCCGTTCCTTATGAACCTAAAAGAAAAAATAGGTTTATCCTATCATTTCCTTCTTCATTGGGGATTAACTCTTGGTATGTTGAGTCAACATCAAGACCAAACATCCAAATCGCGGCTACAGAGATTCCTTTCCTAAACACATCTACTTATGTTGCAGGTAGATTCACTTGGAATACCATAAACGTAACTTTCCGTGACCCAATCGGTCCTTCAGCTGCACAAGCTCTGATGGAATGGGTTCGTTTACATTCAGAATCCGTAACAGGACGTATGGGGTATGCTGCGGGATATAAGAAAGATATTGATTTAGAAATGTTAGACCCGACAGGTGTGGCTGTTGAAAAATGGATTCTACAAGGAACATTTTTAAGTGATGTAAATTTTGATAGTTTAGGTTATAGTGATGATGCGTTAGCAACAATTACTGCTACGTTACGTCCTGATAGATGTATTTTGGTATATTAATATTTTAACGTAACCTTTACACCCAAAAAAATAATCCATATATTTATACTGTAAAAGTATAAGTGTATGGATTTTTCTTTTTTTACGACAGATAACAAATCAGGTTATAAAACAAAAGAATCGTGGTTAAAAAAAAACAAACCAAATCTTTATAATGAAATTGTAAAATATGCCAGTAATACTGGTATAGTTATGTCATTTAAAGAAAAAATATGGTTTTATTATCATCAATTGACCGAAAGACCAAAATGTTTAACGTGTGATAACGAAATTAAATTTAGAAACCGATTTGATAAACCATATGGTGATTTTTGTTCTTTAAAATGTGCAAATTCAAATAAAGAAGAGTTGTTAAATAGACAAAAAGAAAAGTTCCAAGAAAAATACGGTGTCGATTTTTATCCTCAACATAAAGATTTTATTGTAAAACAAAAAAGAACCAAAAAAAATAGATATGGGGATGAGAATTATAATAATGTAGAAAAGTCCAAACTAACTAAAAAACGTAAGTATGGGGACGAGAATTATAACAATATAGAAAAAACCAGTTAAAGAAGGTTATGATTCTAATTTAACTGAGTCTCAAATAATGTTTAACAGAAAAATATATAGAATTTATGATTGTGGTAATATTCGGTGGGAATATAACTATTGATTAAAAATTAATAAATGA